AAAATCAAAACGCCCGGCATCAGCCCGGAAACCCGCGCCACGCTCGTAAAAGAATTGCAGCCCAAGTATAATCTTTATCAGCGCACCACCGCCTTAATCAAACAAGCCACCGCACCCACCCGCGCCCAACTGGCGAAGGACTGGTCGAAAAGCGCGGATTTGCAACTCACATACCCGGATCAAAACGACTACATCGAAAAAACACTCGCCGCCCATCACGCGATACACGCCGACGAAACCCGGATCAGAACGGAATTGGCAACGATGGATATTGATCCCGACTACATGGGAAAAATGACGCAATGGCAAACGACTATCGCAGGCATGGCGGATAAGGCGAAATCTAAAGAAATTCTTAAAGGCATCCGCGATCTAAACAACGCCGGAGATTTAAAAGGAGCGTATGACCTCGCGCAAGCATGGGCGGGAAAAATAGGAACGCCCGCCGCCGCCACGACGCCGGCAACAATCACCACCCCCCCCGCGGCATCCACCACTATTAATGATATACCCGCCGCCGGCGCAGAAAGGCTAAAGAAGGTAGGGCAAACGGCCAAATCGATAGGTAAGGCCATCGCCACGCCCGCTAAATGGTTTAATGAAAAAATGGAAAACAGGGCGCAGGAGCAAACAGCCGCCGCCCAAAAAGAAATCGAAGCGTTGAAAAAAAACGATAAACTGACGCCCGCCGCGCTGGAGAAAATCCAACACAAATACCCCTACGCGCGCATCAAATAATTAACAAAAAAAACGGAGAGGAAACCGAATGCCGGACACCACCAAACACACAATAGGAAGATGGATTAACGAGGAACTCGACCGCGCTTTAGAGCAGAACACACCCTCGCCTGAAACCCGCCAGGCAATAATTGAACAAACTACACCGCCGGCCATGCAACAAATCCCAGGCGTGGATTATAAGCAAACAGGAAGATGGATTAACGAGGAACTCGACCGCCATCTCGCGCAAATTGCCCCGGAAGAACCGGCAAAACAAAAATCAGATCAGGAGCAACGCGGATTTTTTGCCGAAGCCGGCTCGGCGGTGGGCCAGGGATTTGTAACGACCGGCGAGTCTATCGTCTCTCTCGGCGAAATGCTGCGCGTGCCGGGCATGAAATCCACCGCTGAATATTTACGCAAGCTCCGCGATCACGAAATGCTGCGCCGGCCGGATTATCTGGCCGAGGGCGATATACTGGAAAAACCGGAACGCCTGGCCGATTGGCGCTGGTGGGTAAGATCACTAGGCGAAAATATCCCAAATTTGCTGGCCGTCTATGCCGGCGTCGGCGGCGCAGCCAAGGCCGCCCAGGTGCTTAATTGGGGACAAAAAGCAATCCGCACGACCGCTTTCGCCGCGGGCTTTGGCGGATCATTCTCCATCGAAGCCGGCGCTCAATATTCACAGGCCAAACAGGAAATGCAGCGCACCGGGCTTTTGGAAGACGACGCGATTGAACGCATCGCCACGGCGGAAGGCCTGATCGCCGGCACGGTCAACGCAATCCTAGAGGTTATCCCGGCGGATAATCTGATCTTCCGTAACAAAGACGCGAAAAAGTTGTTAAGCAAAATCGTCCGCCAGGGATTGTGGGAGGGCGGAACGGAAATGGTGCAGGAAGGCGTCAATGTGCTCGTTTCCCAACACGGCCACGCGCCGGATCAAAAACTATCCGCAGAATTAGGACGGATAATCGAAGCCGGCCTGACCGGCCTGGTGCTTGGCGGCGGCGCCGCCGCCGTGCACGCGCCCTTTGAAAGCGCCGGTGCTTCACCGGCGCCAAGCGAACAGGGAGCAGCGCCCAGCGCCAAGCCACACACGGATATGCCGATTGTGCCTTCCAATGAAGCCAGCAAAACGCATGTTACCGAAGGACAACGCCAAACCACGCTCGATGAAAAACACGCGGCGGATGTGCAGAAACACGCCGCGAATCTCTACGATACAATCACGGCGGAAGTGGCCGCGGAAAACGAAGAACTGGAAGCCGCCCGCGCCGCGGAAATTGCCCGCCGCGAAGCGGAAACAGCAGCACAAGCAGCGCAGGAACAGGCGGAAATAGACGCCGCCGTAACCGACGCGCGTGAGCAGCAAGCAACGCTGAAAACAACACTCGCCGCCGATAATCCGCAAAAGCAGACTATTGTGGACGACGTATTATCGCTTACAGAAAAACGCCTGATCACCGCGCTGCAAAAAGAAATGGGACTGACCATCACGCCAGCCGGGCCAAATCTTTATTCTCTGGAAACACCCGCCGGCCCCGCTCCTGCTAATCTGTTTGACCTGCGCCAACGCCTAGCACAGCACCGCATCACCGCCCTGGACGCTAAAATCGCCAAACAGCAAGCCGATGAAAAAGCCCTGGCCGAAGCGGAAGAACGCCGCGCAGCCAGAAAAGCGCAAAAAGACGCGGAAAGCACGTTACGACATGTTCGGCATTTGCTGAATATCAACAGTATGCTATCTGCCAGCCATATCAGCACATTAGAGCAGAACTATGAGCAACTGACCGACACTGAAAAAAGCAAATTAAATCAAGCAAAACAAAAAGAATACACGGAAATGAGCCTGGACGAGTATATTTTCCGGACAACCGACGGAACTCCGGCGGCTATTCCCGAAGCCAAACGGCGCCACCGCGAGCTTATTATACAGGCCCGCGCGGCAGGAAAACCTGTATCACCCGCGGCACTTAAAGATCACCCGGATTTACAAGAAACCGCGCAAGACAAGGACATTTTAGACGAACAAGAAAATCCCGATTATCAGCCCGCCCCCGTGCCGGCCAGCGATAATATCAACACCGCCGCCCTGGTAACGCAAATGCTGACTGATCTGGAAAATTCCGGGCAAGCCGGCCTGGTATATGACCCGGCCACCAACTCCAATAAACGCATCAGCGCCGGCGTTGCATGGCTTACCGCCGCCAACAAAGCGGGCGTGAAAGTGGACAGGGCCGAAGCCCGCGCCATACTGAAAAAGGTGCAAAACAAGGACACTCTCACCCCGCGCCAAGAAACAATATTTAACGCGATATCCAGCGCCGCACGCAAGCACGGCGGAGATTACCTGGAAGAAGCCACGGCCTGGGCAGAAAAAGGATTTACGCCCCTCGCCGGCAGAAAAATCAATATTGATGACCTGACTTTCGGCGATCGCCTGGTTATTGCCGGAGAAGAATTCCGCGTTACCGATATCGACGACGCTGGCAACGTGACGATGAAAGACGGCACGATCCGCAAAGTGCGCCAGGGCAGCACGATCAATGATGTGGATTATTTCAGACCCAACCCGGAAGCCGCATCATTTGATATGGAACAAATAACCGAACCTAAAACGCAGAAAGATATCGTCAAACAATCGTTGCAAACCGGGCCGAAATCTATCAAGGAAATTGCCGAAGAAACAAAAATCTTGGAACCAAATGTCCGGCGCATACTCGGCATGGGCACCAAAGAAGGCGTGTTCGAAAGAGTAGACAAAGGTGTCTATGTCCTGAGCAAAGATGGTCAGGATATTGCTTTTATTCAAACCGCCGATGCGGTTGATACGTTGCCCAAACTTGCCCAATCCGGATTTAAAGCCGATATGATCTTTCTCGACATCCCCTATAAAACGCCTGCGGTAACAGGCGGGAATAGAGGTATAAAGTATGATTATATTACCCCGGAAGAATTTAAAAAAGTGGTAACGCCTCTCTCCATTATCGCCCGCACCGAAGAAACACCTTTGATATATATGTATTCCCAAGCCCGCTCCGGCGAAAAAGAAATGCAGAAATATACCGACGTTTTACTTGCCGCCGGTTTTAAGCCAATCGCCAGAGGCGAATATACTAAATTGCAAAAAGACGGCATTACCCGTGTAAGAAACATGCGCGGCGATGTTATTGAACCTGAAGGAATAATATTATTTACATATAGCGGAAAATTCACTAAACAAATAAAAGACCTTAATTTTAAATTGATCCGACCGAGGGGATATCAAACGGAAAAACCCGCGGCCATGCTCAAGGCATTAATCGAAATGAGCACCGAGGAAGGCGATATCGTTTTGGATCCCTTCGCCGGCAGCGGCGTAACCGGCGAACAGGCAGTATTAACCGGAAGAAAAGCATATCTGATTGAAAAAAGCGCCGAAGCCGTTGAGGGCCACATCAAGCCGAAAATCAAACAGGCCGCCGCCCAGGCAAAAATCGCCGCCGTGCAGGCGAAAGCCGACGCGATTTTGGCCGAAGCAGGGATAAAAGAACCGTGGGAAATGACGCGGGAAGAGTTTATTTCAGACGTACCAAAAGGTTTTAAGTATATTGCAGATTTAGGAGAGACGATTGCCAGATACAATCCTGACGGAACAATTACGCTAACTGACGCATTTTTCGGTCATAATGAGCAGACCAAAAAAGAGTTATTGGCGCATGAAAAAGCTCATGGTATCGTGAAAGATGTTTATGCTAACAACGAAAACTTTTGGGATCTTGTTAATAGCGGATTGTTTGGCAAATATGACAGCGATGCAATGAAGTTTAAAGGCGTTCCTTATGCCTTTAAGAATGTCGATGAAATTCTAACGCAGTTGGTTACAGATTTACAGGTTGGTGTGCCTAAAAAATTTAGGGATAAGTATGCCGTTCAATATAACATAGCACAGCAGATACTTGACGGGAAAGAAGTTGATATTAGACAGGCTATCCAACAAGCCCTCTCCGAAGGTAAACCGGTTCCGTCGGAAGTGCTGAAAGATTATCCTGAACTGACAAAAAAAGAAGAAATTCCGCAATCCGTCCAGGCGACGACCGGATTGAAACCGATTGAGGATTTTGGTGAAAAGTTAGGCGGGGCGCGTAAGGACCGCTCAGCCTTTGAAAAGCATTATCAAGACTGGCTCCAAGTAAACAGGGCACAGGCTAAAAAAGTAGAATATGGACAACCGCTTGATAATAATTTCGAGACAAGGGAACAAATCAGGAAACAAGCCAGAGAAAAACTGAAGGTCGAAGATTTATTCAATGCTCTTTCGGAAAAAACAAGAAAATCACTTGAGAACAGAAAGTCGGATTTTTTCTATAAAGGAGAATCTTGGAGAAGGGTTATTGAACAATCAGCCACCAATGCGGATATGTGGGTAAGTGATAAAGAAACTTTTGACCCAAATGATAATAGGTTAATTGGTGGAGATAAGGTTCAAAAATATTACCTACTTGGTGCGGATAATAATCGAATATACAGACGTGAGATACCTAAAGAATATTTCGATTATTTTAACTCTATAAAGGAACGGTATAATTCTATTATTGATGGGCTTAACACTAACCAGCCAATTGTAGAAACCGACCTTGCAGAACGCGCCGGAAAGCCTAAGGAAGTAAAAGATTGGAGTGATTTCCAGCCGAACAAACAGGGATATCAAGCGCGGGAACTGGAAGGACTAAAACCCGGTTATTTTATTGCACAGCAATCATTAGACGAATTTCACATTATAGAAGCCGCTCGCGGAACAACACGCGCGATGGTAGTAAAACGAGGCGATACATGGAAACTTAAAACAGAAGTGCCGGAAATCGGGAAAGACTATATCCAATTCAAGCTAACAGATAAAACATTTGATACTCCGCAAAACGCCGCGCTAGAATTTAACCGTTATATGGATATTATTACCACGCCGGAAAACTACCGGCTTGATGAATATAAAGAATACGGTCGAGAGCAAACACACAAAAACTCCGTTATCAACGCTGTCCAACGCGGCGAAAACCCGCCGGGATTAAAAGATTATCCTGGTTTAATTAAGGCGCCGGAAAAAGCGGAAGAAGAAATACCGCAATCCGTTACGGCGACAACCGGACTGAAACCGAAAACCGAAAAACCCGCGCCGGCAAAAACGGAAAAGCCCCGAAAGCTGATCGGCAAAAACCCCGACGGATATGATTTATACGAAGACGAAAACGGTATGCGCTCGTTCACGGTCAACGGCGTGCGCCGCACTGAACCGGTGCAGATTATCCCGACACGCGCCGGCGTCGAAACATTCCGGGATGAAAGCCGCCGCCCGGACGAATTTAAAACAACCGAAGAAGTAAAACCCGCCGAAAAGGAAAAGCCCGCTTTCGGCAGCGAAAATAAAATCTTCACGGAAGACAAGGCCGCGCGCGCGCGCGAAATCCTCAAAAATAAATTCAAGAAATATGATCCTACGCAGTTAAACGCCGGCATCGATCCGGAAATCCTCACCGCCGGCATTGACCTGGCCGGATATTATATCGAAGGCGGCGCCCGGTCATTCATGGACTTTTCCCAAAAGATGATCGCGGATATCGGCGAAGCTATCCGGCCTTATCTGAAATCGCTGTATATGGCCGTGCGTAATTATCCCGGCACAAATAAAACCGGCATGAACACGGAAGCGGAAATCGACGCGATTAATGAAAACGAAATCGGCAAGGAACCGGCGGAAGAAGCCACGGAAGTAGAAAAACAAGTTTTTAATAAATATATTCCTTTCAAGGAGCTTGATGCTTCTATCTCCATATCCGCAATAACGGATGAAGATAGTGCCGATTATAAACACGGCTATAGATTTGAAGCATCAATATCTTACCCTGATTCTCTCGGCGAAAGAGGTTTTTATCGCACAGGCTATGTATATAAAACTTATCCAACCAAACAGGAAATGAAGGATGATATACTCCACGCTCTTAAAACTGAATTGGAAGATAAAGATATTTCCGATCCGGTAAAAGAAGCAATCAAAAAGGTGCTCCCAGGGGGGAAAAATGAAGCCGCCAAATCCTCGCCGATCCCGGCATCCATAACAGCCACGACCGGACTGAAACCGAAAACGGAAACGGCGGAAGAAGAAGCACCAAACTTAAAAGAACATCCGAAAGTCAAATGGCAGGAAGCACAAAACCCCGGTGATACCTATGTGGGCGAAGCCTGGCGCGTGGAAACCGACACGATGGGAATGAATAATGTAATAAGCGCGCTCGATAAAGTCAATTTTGAAATAGAAGAATTGGGCAACGAAGAAATGGCCGAAGGGATCGAAGCCGCGCGAAAGCTGGGCATTGATCTGGGCAAAGCCGATCCTGACGATATTGTATGGGTAACACGCGACAAAGAAACCGCCAACGAACTTTATGGATACGGCGAAGACGTAGCCGAAAAAGTCAACCTGCCCAAAGACGCTATCGTGCTGACCGATCTGGGAGGCGACGGCGTGCTGGTATATCGCGGTAAATTACCACAAACGCAAAAAGAAAAAATTCCGCAATCTGTCACAGCCACAACCGGATTAAAACCGAAAACAGAAACGCCCGAACAGACCGCAATAGGTTTAATCGCCGGTAGCAAAGTGGAGTATGTTAAAGAACGCGGCTATGAATTTATTGCCGGCACGCCTACCGCGGAAGAAAAGAATATATTAACCGGCCTGATAACCGGCGCCGCCGCGGATAAACTGGCCGCGGCCGATATCACGATCCGCAAAAAAGCCGAAACGCCCGCGCCGGCCCCGCCCGCCGACGAAACCGCGGCGGCATTTAAAATCGGCGATCGCGTGGTCATGCCCACCCGCGACAACCGCCACGGCGAAATCATCGAAGATCAAACCTATTCCGTAACGACACAGACAATCTTCGGCGGACAAAAGGAAACAAAACGCTACCCGAACTTCAAAGTGCGCTCGGATAACGGCGTGGTATATGAGATGGTTGAACCTCAAAATCTGCAAAAAGAAACAGCGCGCCCGGATAAGGTAATCCCGGATATCCTCATGCCCGAAGGGATCAAGGGTTATCCCTCACAATACTACGAACCGGACGACATTCTGGTCTATATCGCAAACCACAAAAAACGGAAACAGAACTTGCTGGCCGCCGCACAACGCGCGCGCAAAAAAACAAACATCGACGCTTATAAAAACAACGCCGCGGAACATGGCGATATCGCCGCGCGCCTACAGGAAATATACGATAAATGGGCGCAGGAAAATCCAGGCGCCGCGCCGGCCAAACCAGCGCCCACGCAATCCGTCCAGGCGACAACCGGACTGAAACCGGCAACGCCCGCCGAAACGCCCGCTGCCGGAACCGCCGATCTGGGCGCCTACGGCCTTAAAGTCAGCCAGGGCAAAACAAATACCGGTAAGACAGTATGGAACGTCACCGGGCCGGAAACGCGCACCTGGAAAGAAACAATCAAACGGATCGGCGGCCGCTGGTATGGCCCGAAAAAAGTATGGTCATTCTTCAACGGCGATCCGTCCGAAGCGCTACTGGCCGCGCTGCCGCCGCTTGACGAAGTGCATTCCTCAATCCGGGATAAATACGCCGCGCAAACAACCGCCGCGCCCGAAGCGCCAACACAGGAACAAGAAGCCGCCGCGTTTGCGAATGTATCGGATAGCATTTTTTATAACCTTAAAGAAAAAAGAAAATTCACCCGCGAAGATCTGTTTAAAATCTGCGATACCGCTTTCGGCGGCACACTAGCCGAAGGAAAATACTCCGCGAAAGACGCTTACGACGCGATGGAAATGGGCATTAATAAATACCTGTTTTATTCCGGCACACTGAAATACGCACTGGACGCCGCCGGCGCAAAACAGGCCATCGCTAAAATCAAAAAAAGGCTGGAGTTAATTCCCACGCAGACCACGCGCACGGCGGAAATGGAAGAATTTCAGCAGTTTTCCACGCCGCCGTCCCTGGCGTATGTGGCTAATTGGGTAGCTGATCTCCAATATAAAGACGTTTACCTGGAACCTTCCGCCGGCACCGGAAACCTGGCGATTTTCGCGCGCCTAGCCGGCATACCAATCGACAATATTATCGTGAATGAATTGGCCCCGCGCCGCGCGATGATATTGAAAGAACTCGGCTTTACACAAGTATTCACAGAAAACGCGGAACAACTAAACAATATCCTGCCCTGGGAAATCAAACCCACGGTAGTGGTGATGAACCCGCCCTTTTCAGCCACAGCCGGACGCATGGCCGGACAGCGCAAAACAATCAACGCCACTGCGCATATAGAACAGGCGCTAAAACGACTCCAGCCCGGCGGCCGCCTGGTGGGCATCGTTGGCAACGGCATGGCCGATGATAAACCGGCTTTCCGCGATTGGTGGGCGAAAATAGATAATGATTACAGCGTCCGCGCCAATATCGGCATCTCCGGCAAAGAATACGCGAAATACGGAACGAACTTCGATAATCAAATAATCGTGATCGACAAACCTCTTGCTAAATCAGAAAAAAAGAGTATATTAAAAGTGACAGGAAAAGTCGATACGGTTGAAGAACTCATAACCCTATTGGAAGGAGTGAGAAATGACCGCATCACTATCCCAGCTCAACAAGCTGGAACTCAATCAGAAATGCCGCCAGGCACTAGAACAGGAGAAAGTGTCAATCGCCCCGGACATCCTTCATTGTTTGCAACTGATGATTTGGGGATTACCCCAAATCGAGGACGAGGACGGACGCTTGATCGAAACGATCTACCAAATGATCGGCTGGAAACCCCACAACGTGATGAAATATCTAACCGAGATCGACAGGCAGGAACAAGAGCCGGTGAATTGGGCACGAGTCAAAACGCCGCAAGACCTGGCGACACAACTGATTTTAACAGTCCACGACCATCTGACGCTGACGCTGCCGGATTATCCGTATCAACTGCACCAAGTGATATCCAAAGCCTGACCATTGGGCAACAAACCGCCGTTGCTAAAACCGCCGAATTAACCGACGCTATTTTCGATAATTACCAGCCGGCAAAACTAGACGTGCCCGGCGCGCAACCGCACCCCGGCAAACTGGTGGAGTCCGCGGCGATGGCCACCGTCGAACCGATTGATCCGACCTACGCGCCACATCTCCCGGAAAGAGTAATCAAAAACGGCAATATCAGTATCGCGCAACTCGAAGCGGTGGTTTACGCCGGGCAGGCGCACAGCACCATGCTGCCTAACGGCAGCCGCCGCGGCTTTTTCATCGGCGACGGAACCGGCGTGGGCAAAGGCCGGGAAATCGCCGCGATCCTCTGGGATAACTGGAACCAGGGCCGCAAAAAAGCGGTTTGGCTCAGTCAGAACTCGCCGCTTCTGGCCGACGCGAAACGCGACGTGGCCGGCGTCGGCTGGAACGAAGGGCTGATTTTTGACCTGGGAAAAATAAAGCTCCAGGACAAAATCAAAACGCGCGAAGGGATATGCTTTGTCGGCTACGGCACGCTACGCACAAAAAAAATCAAGGGCAATCAGCAGGTCAGCCGCCTAGACCAAATAGTCAACTGGCTGGGCGAAGATTTTGACGGCGTGATTGTATTTGACGAAGCGCACAATATGGGCAACGCCCTGACCGAAAAAACCGATCGCGGCAGATCGAAAGCGTCAGAAACCGCGCTGGCCGGGATCGATCTGCAACGCCGCCTGCCCAACGCCCGCATTGTGTATGTATCCGCCACTGGCGCGACCAAAGTAATGAACCTGGCCTACGCGGAACGCCTGGGCTTGTGGGGAGACAAAACACCTTTTCCCACCACACAGAGCTTTGTAGAAAACATATCCGCCGGCGGCATTACCGCGATGGAACTTGTCGCCATGAACCTGAAAGCGGACGGCGCCTATATGGCCCGCTCGCTTTCGTATGACGATATCAAAGTCGAACGCCTGCAACACACGCTCACGCCGGAACAAAGAGTAATCTACGATGAACTGGCCGGCGCCTGGCAGATTGTGCAGGCCCGCGTCGAAGAAGCGATGAAAGCGACCAACATCGTGGATGAAGACGGAGTAACGCGCAACGGCGAAGCAAAAGGCCATATCCGCTCGGCTTTTTGGGGAACCAATCAAAGATTTTGGAACCAGGTAATTACCGCAATGCAAATGCCCACGCTGATTAAAGCGTTGGAAGCGGATATCACAGCCGGCCATGCCCCGATCCTGCAACTGGTGAACACCAACGAAGCGGCGCAGGAACGAGCGATTGCCCGGCTGGAAGAAGATGAAACACTGGAAGATCTGGATATCACGCCGCGCGAAATGCTAATGGAATATATCAAAAATTCTTTTCCGGTGCATCAGTATCAGCTTTATACCGACGAGGAAGGCAACGTCCGCTCCGAACTGGTAAAAGACTCCGCCGGCAATCCGGTAATTAATCAGGACGCCGTTGCCATGCGCGAAGAACTGCTCAACCGCCTGGGATCAATCCGCGTGCCCGACGGCCCGCTGGAAATAATACTCGATCACTTCGGCGTGGATAACGTGGCGGAAGTTACCGGCCGCACCCGCCGCGTGGTGTATAAAGAAACCAAAAACGGCCGCGAGCGCATCGCCGAACCCTGGAGCAAATCAAAAAGCATGGCTGACGCCGACGCTTTTATGTCCGACCGGAAAAAAATGCTGATATTTTCCCAGGCCGGCGGCACCGGCCGCAGCTATCATGCAGATAATACAGCAAAAAACAAGCGATTGCGCCGGCATTATGTAGTGCAGGCCGGATGGCGCGCGGAAACCGCCGTGCAGGGATTAGGCCGATCACACCGCACCAACCAGGCGCAGGCCCCGGAATGGATACTGCTTTCCACCGATCTGGAAGGACAGAAACGCTTTATCTCCACCATCGCGCGGCGCCTCAACCAACTCGGTGCGCTGACCAAAGGATCGCGCGAGACCGGCAGCCAGGGCCTCTTTTCCGCCCGCGATAACCTGGAGTCCAGAGAAGCGAAAGACGCCTGGATACAGCTATTGCACGATATTCACTCCGGCGAAATCCCGGATCTGAACATGACACAATTCATGGAAGAAACCGGCCTGGACAGAATTATTGATCAAAAAACCGGCAGTCTCAACAAACAACTGCCGGACGTAACGCAATTTCTCAACCGCATACTGAATTTAAAAATCGAACGGCAAAACCAGCTATTTGAAGAATTATCCCGCCGCATCAATATCAAGGTGGCCCAGGCCATAGAAGACGGAACGCTGGACGCGGGCGTGGAAACCATACGCGCAAAACGCGCCCGCAAATTAAACGAGCAGGTAGTCCACGAAGACGAACGCACCAAAGCCAAAGCGACGTATCTGGAAGTGGAACTCACGCACGACGCCAAGCTGATGGATTATCCCACTAGCCGGCAATTCGCCAAATTCGGCTATGCGCGCAATCTGAAAAGCGGCAGAGTATGGGCGCTTTCCACGGAAAAAACAAGAACCGATAAAAACACCGGCGACGTGCGCCCAGTATATGTGGCCGTCGGCCCCGGCTGGCAGTATCACGATATCGCCAAAGACGATATCGCCGATCCGACGAAATACAAGTTTCTAGTCGACACGGAAGCGGAAACCAACTGGAACGCCGATTACGCCGCCCAGCCCAAAGAAGTTACCGAAAACGTGCACATGGTTACCGGATCTATCTTGCCGATATGGGATCGCCTGCCCGCGCACCGCGCACGCATTTACCGGCTGAACGTCGAAGGTAAGAATATTATTGGCCGAGTAATCGACAATAAAGATCTGCAAGCGACGCTGACCAAACTAAACGCCACTCGCCGAGCCGTGCAGTATAATCCCGCCGAAGTCTTCAACAAAATACTCAACCTGGGCTATACCTACACGCTGGCGAATAACTGGAAACTGCGCCGCCGCAAAGTGGCCGGCGAACCGCGCGTGGAACTGGAAGGCGCCAATTATTACCAGCACATGCGCGAACTGGAAAAATACGGCGTCTTTATGGAACGTATCAGCTACAACACCCGGCTTTTCATTCCCACCGAAGCCGCCGCCGGCGCCCGCGCGATTGCCGAAATAATCGAAACCCGCCCGATCGTCGCTGAAACCGGAAGCCAGGCGAAAGCAGGCGATATCAATGTCCGCGACGCCGAAATACTCAATGACCTGGGCCAATTCTACGACGAAGATCCCGACACAAAATTATCGGTGGAAAGCCAAACCGAACCGGCGCGCGTATTGGGCGAAGCGCAGCTGGAGGAACTTACCGAACAACTGGCACAAATAATCAAAGGAATTAAGGTTATACGCAAAGACGGCAAGCTCTGGATTAAAACCAAATCCGACGATGAAGTGCGCATCAGTGCCGTCGAAGAAATCACGCCGGAAAGCGTCGCGCTCGCGCTTCAAACACACTACCCCAAGCATAAACTTGAACTTGCTGCCGGCAAAAAAATAGCCGGCATGTATCACCGGCAAGAAATCACACTGGTAAAAAATGTTGCCGGTATCTGGACGCTCTCGCATGAATTTTATCACTTCCTGGAAGATATCGGCGCAATCAGCAACGCCGACAAACTGACACTCAATAGAAAAATTACCGCGCTCATCAGCAAAGACGCCAAGACTTACGGCTATCTGGAAAACCGCAGCTTACCGGAACGCCGCGCCGAATGGGTGGGCCGGACAATAGCCGGAAGTTATGCCGCGACGACAAACACCGGCAAAATCCTGGCGAAAATCCGCGAAATAATCGACATCATCATCAACGCCCTGGGTATCCGCACGGCGCAAGGCGTAATCCGGGATATCAAAACCGGCGAAATCTACAAGCCGCTTACCGCCGCCGCCAATCAGGTAAATAATATTTTAAAAGATGTTGACAACGCCAGGGAAAAGCCTTATCCTTATGCCGAAGGAGAAACAACCGATGGTCGAATATCCGATAACCGAGGAGAAGATGATAATAGATCATCAGGGAGAATACCCGGAATACAAGGTTTTACCCCTACCGTCGTCGGCAGAGAAAAAGCCGGCACAATCAAAGCCGCATCCAAAAAAATCTCAACCGCTCGCGATGCCGCGCAAGTAGCCGCGCCATACCTGGCAAAATATCCCGAAGAAAATGTTTTTTCTCTTGTCCTGGACGCGAAAAGGAAACTGATTCATGTTTTTCAACATACATCCGGACTGCGTGGTGAATCGCAGATATCCGTATCCACTTTAGCAGGTGAAGCACTTAACACACCCGGCGCAAAATATATTATTGTAGCGCATAATCATCCGTCCGGCAACCCCTCTTTTTCCGTTCAAGACAGAAAGATGCACGAACGCCTGGAAAATCTCATGGCCGGCTCCGGCGTTACGTTATTGGACAGCCTGGTCGTAACCAAAGAACATTACGCTTCCTACATGGAAGACGGCGGTTATGGCCCAACCACAATTCCCGCCGCCGAAAGTAAAATCAGCATCCCGCTGTCGCGCCGGGTATTTGAAGCCGCGGAAGTCAACGAAAAAATATCTTCCACTGTGGACGCCTATAACATTGCCCGCCGCTATATACCGCAAGGCGGCGCGCTCTTACTCAATAATCAGAACCAACTGGCCGGCACGCTCACGATTACCGATTACAGTAAAATCCGTGGCGAGGCACAAAAAGAAATACTGCAAGCATTGGAAAAACATAACGCCAGTGTTGTGATTATATTTACACCCGACAAAATAATGTCCCCGCAAGAAGCGGCAAACCTTAAAAAGTTTTTCGTCGACGCGACCGGGGAAATAAAACTATTGGATATACTCGATCGAACCGGCTCTAAAAGGGAAGACGGCACGTTGCCGGATTATGCATCTGGCGAATTCCTTTCTGTGTCCGAAACGGCGGAAGATCTCACGGCCAAAGTAACCGCCGCTGCCGGCCGCAAAGTATCGCGTGCCGTGGAAATCACCACCGGGCGCATGTCCCCCGAAACAAAACCAACGCTCGATAAACTCAAAAAACATTGGCGCGAATTCTGGCGACCCTTCTCGACGCTTAACGACGGCGACAAGGCGCTCACCGCCCGCTATCAGGCGATGGGTAACGTCGCCAAAGCCGTGCGCTTTATCGACAAACTGAAAACGGAACTTGACGCCTACCCGCCGGAAGTCAAAAAAGATATGTTCTGGTATCTCAATGGCGATATCCCGGTGGAATACCTGCCCGACGAGGCGCGCGAAATGGCGCAAAACATCAAACGCCGCACGGAAATCATCGGCGAAATGCTCGTTGACCGCGGCATTCTCACGCAGGAAACCTTTGACAAACACAAAGGTAAATACGTTCACTATATGTATGCCAAACATATCGTGGGTGAAGATGGAGATATCGGCGTTATGCCTTCCGGGAAACTGGATCTTTCCTACACACTGGCCCGCAATCCAAACCTGACGACAAAACAACGCCGCGAGCTGGGCCTGATCGAAGACGCCTCCGTCGCTGTGCCGGTAGGCATGGGCAAGGCGCTGACGGATATCGCGAAATTCGATTTTCTGGAAACGATCGCCAATAATCCCGAATGGGTATGGCAACCCTCCGTCGTGCGCGTCGCCATCGGCGCGAAACTGAAAGAGCCGATCCACGGCCGCACCCGCCGCTACGTTACCATGAGCGTGGGCAAACTAATTGATCAGGTGAAAATCTACAACGAAATGATGCGCACCGCGCCCTCGCCCGACGTGAAAGAAATCCACGACGCCCTCACCGCCGCGCTGGACCGCGCGCAAACCAAAGCGCAGAAAGCGCCGGAAGATTATGTGGAACTGCCCAACACCCGCCACTACGGCCCGCTGGCCGGCGCGTTTGTGGCGAAGCCAATCGCCGACGATCTCAAGCCGGTAATGGATATCACCGCCGACCAGGGCGCGCTATTCAATACCATGCTGCAAATCCACCGCGCAGGCATGGCGTATTTCAAAATGGGCAAAGTGGCGCTGAACATCCCCACCGCCGTGCGCAATATTGTGTCCAATATCATTCAGCAGAACATGCGCGGCCGCTCGCTGCCGAATGTAATAAAAGATATTATCTCCGGCATCGAATCATTTAAAGCTCAAGATAAGATATACGAAGAAGCGTTCGGCATGGGCCTGTTTAATACCAACTGGTTCACCACGGAAATCAACGACGTGCTTAACGAATTCCGCAAAGCCGAAACCGGCCGCTGGGATAAAGTGCTTACCGCCGTCAAAAACGTAGCCAAGTATTACGGCCGCATTGATGATATCGCCAAACTAGCTATATTCAAACAGATGCGGCAATCCGGCGCGAGTATTGACGAAGCCGCGATCGAAGCGATGAAATGGGGCATGGATTATTCGCTGACTTCCCGATCCGTCAAAGGGCTGCGCCAAACAATCGTGCCCTTCGTTTCCTACCAATACAAAATCGCGCCGCTAATCGCCGAGTCATTGATCAAGCGGCCCTGGGTATTAGCCAAATTCGCGCTCATCTATCCGGCAGCTAAAATGCTGGCGATGGCACTGCACGACCTGGACGACGATGATTGGGAAGACCTGGAAAAACAGCTACCCGCCTATATCAAAAACGCCGGCTCTGTGATGATCCTGCCGTGGAAATCCCCCGCCGGACATTGGCAGTGGGTAAATATGGAATACTTCTTTCCCTGGGGCAACTATCTAGAATTATTCAGAAACGCCAAAGATTTGGACACCGGCGGCACAATGCGCGATTTGGGCATATCCAATCCGTTCTTAGGCCTTTTCTATACCGGACTTTCCGCGCGCGACGAAACCGGCCAGCCGCCCACGCATCCCTTCTACGGCACGCCCATATACAACCAGCTTGATCCCGCGCCAATCAAAGCGGCAAAATATCTGGAATATGTGGTAAACACTTGGATGCCCGCTATGCTTACCAGACAAGGCGCGGCAGGTTATACAGGTAAAGCAATTATGGGCAAGGAAGACCGTTGGGGCAAGCGAGTCACTGTGCCGCAGGCACTCGCCCGCTGGTTTGGCGTGAATATCGTTTCCGTATCCCCGGAACAAAGCCGCGCCCAAATATCCGTCCGCCTGCAGGATATGCACAAGGAAATGGCCCGCGTGGAAGCCGATCCCTCACGCAGCGAAGCGGAAAAAAACGCTTACCGCCGCCGTTTTGATAAGGCCAAAGCGGATCTCGCCGAACAGGCCCCCGCCGCCATCCTGCCCATCACCAAAGCCAAAGGCCACGATCCGGTATATGACGCGCTGCGGGATATGGCCGCGCAGGGCATACTCAAATCTTCGCCGCCGGCACGCACGATGAACATCAACGGCATATCAATCAAAATGAGCATGGAGCAATACCGGGATTATCTGGACACATCCAGCGATATCGCCCGGCGTAAACTAAGTGCCTCTGTCACTTCGCCCGCGTGGGCGGAAATGCCCGCCTGGCGCAAGACGGAATTGGTGAACAAGATCATCACCACCGCGCGCAAACAGGTGCGCCAAAGAGTTAAAGCCCAAATGCTGCGCGAACACCGCGATAAGCTCATCGAAGCGCGCCGGGCAAAACGGCAAAACACGCTTGCATTTTGAGGAAAATATGATTTAATTAACACAAATAAAAGAGCCGCCGGCCTGATGAACCGGCCAAGGCCTAAAAAATTAAAGCCCTGGATTGCGAGGCGTTTAACGCCTGGGCAGTCCGGGGCTTTTTTTATTGGGCGCGAAACCAAACCAAACCATACGTAAAACAGGAGGTCCAATATGGTGAACAATCACACAATAAGTTTCCCCTTCGACGAATCCGATCTGCAACGCAAAATAGCGTATGACGCCAGCAACCGCCCGGAATATATCGGCCGCGCGCGCGCCGGCGCTACCGCAACCGCCGCAGAATGGCAAATCCAAAAAATAACCTATGATCCGGCCTCCGGCCTGTGCACGGCGATTCAGTTTGCCAACGGCGTCAATGACTATAACGCCGTCTGGAACGACCGCGCCACTTATAACTACTCTTAAAGGAGGCCAATCATGAAAACTATTCCCGATCTGATGGCCTTATACGCGATAATCTACGGCGGACAGATATCCGGCGCGCAAATCGGCCTGCCCGATAAAACCCCGGTGAACGCTGTGGCCGCAAAGGCAATCCTGACCTTTACCGGCAACGCCGAAGATAACGAAACAATCAAAATCGGCTCCGCAATTTATACCTTCCAGGAAGCTATCGCCGAAGGCGGCGCGCGCGCCAAAGCCGACCTGACTTTTGTAGGTGTAGCCGCCAACGGCGAAACAGTAACCGTGGATGATATTGCCTATGAATTTGTTACCGCACTTACCGAAGCGAAAGCCGCCGGCACGCTTACCGTAGCCGCTGGAGGAAGCAAAATCCAGGACGGCAATACCGTAACGATAGGCGAAAAAACCTATACATTCAAAACCGCACTGACGCCCGAAGAAGGCGAAGTGCTGATCGGCGACAACGACACCGCGGCCCTCGCCAATCTTAAAGACGCGATTAACCGCGACACGCCCGCCGAAAAAGACGGAGTAAAATATAAAGTAGCCGCGGCGCACCCGGACGTAGAAGCCACGGCCAGCAACGCCACGACATTGAGTGTATCCGCGCGCGAAATCGGCGCAGCCGGCAACCTGATCGACACAACCGAAACAGAAGAAAACGAAGCAACTGATGTATCCTGGGGCGCCGAAAACCTGGCTAACGGCGCGGACGCCGTGCCTAATGAAGTGCTGGTGGAACTGACCGCCGAAGGCTGCATTGATAATCTGGTGGCCGCGTTCACCGGCGGCGACGGCGAAGGCGTCAAATATGCCACCGGAACCGCCGCACATTCCACCGTAACGGCATCCAAAGCCGCCGCCGACACTTTCCGCGTTACCGCTGACGAAATAGGCGACATAGGCGACGCGATCGAAGTGGCTACCGACATCACCAATGCCTCTTGGCCCGGCGGAACACTTACCGGCGGTGAACTTGGCGAAGCACCCTACGACGTGCTGATCGGCGCGACACCGGAAGACACCATCGATAATCTGGTGGCCGCGATAAATAACGCCTCCGGCGAAGGCACAACCTATGGAACGGATACCCCCGCGCATCCCGACGTTACCGCCGCGAAAACCGCCAGCGACAAATTGACTATCACCGCAAAAATTAAAGGAACGGCCGCCCACGCCATCGTCACACAATCAACAGTAACCGCGGCCACCTGGGACGCCGAACACCTGGCCGACGGCATCGACGGCACGCCCGGTTTGCAATACGAAATCTGCCACGACGGCACCAATTTCTATTTTTGCACCGCGCTCAATACCATAGCAGACGCGAACTGGAAAAAGCTGAATTGGGAGTTATCAAGCCTCTAACCTACTAACCCACCGGAGGAACAATGGACAAAGAATCAATCGAAATAATCAAAAATGCCGTGAAGGAAGCATTCAAAGAAGAACTTAAACAGTTTTATATAGACAGGGAAACGCACTATCAGCATCACCAGTTTATTACGGAATGGATTAACTGGACCCAGCAATGCAAATCCATCGCCCTCAAAACAATATTAACTTTTTTTATGGCCGTCGCCCTGAGCCTGATGACCCTGGGCTTTTATTTCAAATACAAGGGATAAACCATGCGCGTGACGACATTCAAAGTGGTGCGCGAAAAATACAGCAATATCAGCACAATCGGCGATATGTATATCGACGGCAAATGGTATTTTACGACGCTGGAAGATCCCGACCGGCAACGCCAGCCTGACGGCACGATTACTCCCTGGTCGGCAAAAATCAAAATCCCGGACGAAACAGCCATACCCTACGGCACTTACCGATTGATTATCAACCACTCCGACAAATACAAGCGCACTATGCCGCTGGTGCTCAACGTGCCCGACTTTAACGGTATCCGTATCCATATATTGAATTGGGCGCGCGAAAGTAAAGGCTGTATCGGCGTGGGCAAAACCAAAGGCAAAGACATGATCGGCCGCAGCGCCGCCGCCTTTAAAGAATTTTTTGATTTGCTCTATGACGCGCTATCCAACGACGGCTACGCGCGCCTGATCATCACCAACAAAGAGCTAGAGGCACAGAATGAAAACATTTTATGATATCCACTTTCACGCTTTCAACCTCTCCCACCCCAACATTCTGGCCTTTATCAGCCGCGTCAACCTGCGCCTGCTTTTTATGACAACGCCGGTATCCGCGCCTATCATGGACATATTCGGCTGGGATACGAAAATCAAAAATCTGCTCACCATGCTGGAAAACGACATCGGCAATTATTTTCTGGTGCTGGAATATTACCTGCGGCAATCGCCGTATGTCAGTCATAATTATCTTTTCTCCGGCGATAGCCAATATGTGCGCGAAGATACATACCACAAAATAGTGCTGTGCCCGCTGATCATGGACTTTGGCTATAAAAACATTCTGAGTAATTCCTTCTACCGCATTCCGGCACAAAAACCTGTGGCGGAGCAAACCTTTGATTTGCTCAACGGCATCGATTTTTATAATCGCCATACCCTGCGCGTGGTGGAAAGCGCCGGGAAAATACCGCGCGTCAGCTACGAACCCGCGGAAAAAAGATACAAACTCTTTGAGATCTACCCTTTCCTCGGCCTCAATCCGGCAAACTACACGTTTGCCGGCATCGTCAAGCTGCTGGATGAATACTTCAGCGACTACGACGGGCAACGCACCACGCTCTACGAAAATATGGGCGGCAAACACGGCTTTGCCGGCATCAAACTCTACCCGCCGCTGGGCTTCGATCCCTGGCCCGCGGATAGAGAAGAAAAACAAAAAAACGATTATCTTTATGCTTACTGCGAAAAGAAGCAAATCCCCATCACGACGCATTGTTCAGACGGCGGCTTTGACGTCTGCGATGAAGCGCAGGAATTCACCAACCCGGCGCGCTGGCGCGCCGTCCTGGAAAATTATCCGGCGCTGAAAATCAACTTCGCCCACATGGGCAAACAAAGCAAAAAAAGATTTATTCTGTTTAGCAAAACGGCGTGGCAAGAAGAAGTGCTTGCGCTTATCACCCAATATCAAAACGCCTACGCTGATTTTTCCTGCGCGGCCTTTAACGATAAATACTATCGCCAACTGGCGCGCCTGATAGCGGATAAACCGGCGCTGGCGCGTAAAATACTTTTCGGCTCAGACTTTATGATCAACCTGCTGTGGTGCGACTCCTACAACGATTACCTGGAACTGTTTTTAAAAACAAAGCAACTGGCACGCGAAACAAAACAGGCGCTCTGCTCTGATAACCCGGCGCGCTTTTTGTGGCATTTTGCCGCGCCGTAAAACTTAGAAGAAGAAAGGAGATACAAAAATGAAAAGATTTTGGCTGATACTTTTAAGCATACTATTGCTTGTATTTGCCGTTGGCGGCTGCGCTTCGATCCAGCTTGCCGACTCACCGCAGACGGAGAAAGTGATCATCACTTCTGCCGCCCGCCTGGCCGGCTATAAAATCGCGCAGAACAATCCGGAACTGGCCGCCCTGGCCCTGCCCTACGCCCAAACCATCATCGCGATGGCTTCAGATCCCGCTAACGCGCAGGACGTGGTGCAAAACATTTATCCCGCCGCTACCAAAGCGCTTCTGGAACAGATTAAAGACCCGGTAATACGACTTACCGTTACGGACGCGCTATCACTGGTGCAGATAAATACAACCGCCCCTATCGAGGTCAATCTGGGTAAAATTAATTTTGCCCTGGCTGGATTTACCGAAGGCCTGACACTGGCGAATAAATAAAGACTAGGCGGACGCTTCCGGCTTCTTGCGCCAGACCTGCCAGGTAAGCCAGATCATGCCCACCGGGATCGCCGCGTGAAGCAGAACAAACCCTGGCCATAATTCTTTGGCCAGGGTATAAATAATCAGACCGACAATAAAGATCACAAAACTTTTTACCAGTTTCATATTCACTCCTTATCTGTGCTTTCTTTTTTCTGCCGGCGCAACACACGCACAACGGCGAGATTACCTACTAACTTAGCGAATTCTTTACCATTAATCGCTTCATTTGTGCATAGCACATGGATTCTTTCATCTATGGAAATAATATTTGTATTATTTATTAAATTTTTACTTGACATTTGTTTTTTATACGTGTTATACGTAACGCCACGTTTACAAGAGAAACATTAAAAACGTTTCGGAGGTCACGGTCATGACGCCCACAAATTGGACAAAATTTTTGAAAGCGTGTTTACCATCTCGTCCGTCCCGCAAATCATTACAGCTTTATTTCGGAGCCAGATTAACTACGCCCGGCCCTGAGGTTCCCCAAAACGCAACAAAACGTCGAGGTTCCCGCTCATGAGCCAGCGCGCGATGCCTTCTTTCTGTTTTCTTAACCCGCCGAGAACCCGTTCATATTCGACGACTGACATTTCTTCGTCAAGTTTGTTTGGCCCGGGGTTGGCTTTAAGCCAATCATCCAGCATCTTTTCAATTTCGGCTTTGGGCTTGTTGCTGACTTCATGCAAAATTTGGATAAAAACGTCTCTACGTTTCATTGGTGTCCCCCTGCAAGATTAACATAAAATTGGAGCCCCTGGTCATGGCAACAAAAAAAAGTATCACATCCCCAATAACCACTCAGCCGGCCACGCCGGCAAATAAACTGCGCAAAAAAGACACGCTGGCAATGGCGCTATCCGGCTACCGGTCAACCGCCCCTTATATTCGCTATCTCAGCGAACTAAAAAAGCATCTGCAATACTGCAAAGCCCATAAACTTGATCCAGTAATAGTTTACACCCAACCCAATCCAATAAACAAGCACAAAAAAGAAGGGAGACACTATGAATAATAATATCCTTAATCATGATGATTGCATGCTTTCCATCGAAATGGACAAAAAACTGGAAACTATCAGCGTCCGTGTGCCCAGTATTACAAAGAACAAAGTAGACCAATTGAGCGCCACACAGAAAAAAGCGCTTAACGAAGCCATCCTGGTGACTATCGCCCGTGCCATCCACGACGCGGAATTTGATCCCAGTAAATACCTGAAGGAATAAAAAGTCAACGTTTGCATAGCAAACAAAAGGAAAACTAAATGCGCGAAATAACGATCAAGAAAACAGATAAAACAATCATCAAAATCACTTCGCCTTGGCTTTCTATCCCGGATGCCGCGGCTTACCTGGGAATAGCCCGGAGTGAATTTTATGACAAGGTGGCCGACAATGTTCCTTATAAAGGCTTCGGCAGCGCGCGGCGCTACCATGTGGATCAACTTGATAAATACGGGGACGAGGTAAAATCATGATCACAAAAATCAAGCAAACAATATCGAAGTATAGTTTGCAGATCGCCGTGGCGGCGATGATTACGTTTCTGGTTTTGTTTTGTGCCACGGTAATCGGCATCAATATTGTTTATGGATTTTAGGAGGCCGAAATGGAAGCCCGGATTATGAAAATAGACGAGAAGCGCAGCCGATACGGCGGAAACTTTTATTATGTCTTTTTTAAAGACTTGGAAAGCGGAAAATCGTTGCGAAGCTGCATTGACCCGAAAATGGGTAATTACCGGCGCTGGCACGGTTTTCTGGAACCGGGCGTCGTTTTGGGCAACCTACGCATGATCACACGCCGCGACGGAGCCGAACTTATCGACGCGGACTCGCTGCCGGAATTCATTAGAAAGGAAACGGTATGAATAATATTTTTGACTGGCTGTTTGAAAAAAGAGGATTGCCCACAATAACATTGATCGTATTGTTATGCGCCTTTGTCTATATCGGCGCCGGTTTGCTGATCGCTTTTGCCCCGCAAATCAAAGAATTTACACAAAACTTCGACCGCTGGCTTTTGGGCCAACCGCTAATAGCATTTTTGAAATAATGAAACGGCCCGGCTGGCGGCGCATTATCGGTATTTTGCTGCGGCTGACCCGCGCCACGATTTTGGATAGGAGTTTGTTTAAGGATATGATGTTGGCAATATTGTTTCTGACTACGGCTTTTTCGTCTTACGTTGCATGGCAGGATCGCTACCCCAAGCCCCAACTGACCTATATCCCTTACGCCGCCATCGATCACCGCGGCAAACAAATGACCGGCTTCGCGCTGGTATCCGTTGATCTCACCGAACCCGTGCCGCTGGAAAAATTTTACCAAGCCATTGTCCAAATCGAAACCACGCAAAAAGTGCGGCAGGCGCGGCCGCTAATCAAAATAGTTATTAAACCGCCGAAAAAGGAAAGAGATGAGTAGATTATATGGGAGTTGAGAAAGAGAAGCAAGAAAATCAGGAGAAAGCGAATGCGGATAGGAGCGATATGCAGATTGCAGTGAGCGAGGAAAAGAAAGTGCTTGATGCGTGCTGCGGAAGCCGCATGTTTTGGTTCGACCGCCAGGACGCGCGCGCCGTGTTTGTGGACAAGCGCCGGGAGCGCCACACACTGCCAGACGTTTCGAGCAAGGGCGGTTCGCGCGAGTTGGTGATTGATCCAGACCACCAAGCTGACTTCACCGCGCTGCCATTTGCCGATCAGACATTCGCCCTTGTCGTGTTTGACCCGCCGCACTTCGAGCGCAATGGGGCCACCGGCTGGGTGGGCTTGAAGTACGGCACCTTGAAGGGCGACTGGCGCGGAATGTTGAGGGCCGGATTTGCCGAATGCTTCCGCGTGCTTAAGCCAGATGGCACGCTGATATTCAAGTGGTGCGAAGACGAGATTCCCGTGTCGCAGATTCTGGCGTTGACGCCGGAAAAGCCACTGATCGGACACCGCAGCGGGAAGCAGCAGAAAACGCACTGGATCGCGTTTCTGAAGGGGGCCTAACGACCGACATCAGCCGCTTGTCGGCTGGATGGAGTGGTTATCTGATTTTTTTAATGGTGTGCAGCGAGGGCATAAAGAGAGGAAGAATCTAATATTGGCAGAGCCTACAAGGGTGTTTTTATAAACCCGAAAGAAACAGCTATTTATGAGCGACCTGGCCACACCACTTTTAAAGGAAATAATAAATGGCAAAAAAACGGATAAAGACTATTGACGAACTAAAAACACTTCAAAAGAAACTACTTCCTTGTCCTTTTTGCGGATGCAAGATGGGTATATTTTTAGATGGGTTTGGCTTCACTTTAAAACACACAGAAGAAAGAAGCGGTAGCTGTTTCATTGCATACGATTCGTACAGTTCATACGGGTGCGCAGATTCGCTTGCTGACGATTGGAACCAGAGGTCTGATTTTTAGATAACGCCGACATCAGCGTGAGCGTAGCGAGTCGGCTGGATGGATTTGTTATGACTTTTTATTACGGAAAAAGCAATGATTAAACCTTACTACGAAGAAAACGGAATAGTGATTTATCATGGTGATTGCCGCGAGATATTGCCGGAGCTTGAGCCTGTGGACTTAGTTCTGACTGACCCGCCGTATAATGTTGGGATTAATTATGGCGACAATAGTAATGACAAGTTGACGGTTGAACAATACGACGCCGCAATCAAAATTCTTCGCACCATGTGCGGAAACGCAGATTGGGCAATTCTACTAGGCAGCAAAACTGAAACACTTTTAACGTGGTGGAATAATTTTCCAGAGGCAAAGCAAATCATTGTGAGAGTTGGCGCAAGCGTGAACACGGTTCTTGGTGGATTTAGACCGCAGTACCGAAGCATACTTGTGACCAGAAAATCAAGTAAGTGGTGGAGCGACTTATGGGAAGACATTAGATTTCCAGGTGAGGGATATTATTTCAATGAGCCACGATTTAACCACCCTTGCCATGCACCACTTCGCTTGATGTCAAAATTGATTGAATGTCTTTGTTTGCCTGAAGACAAAATTCTTGACCCATTTTGCGGAACAGGAACGACTTTACGGGCGGCAAAAGACGCTGGAAGAATGGCAATCGGCATTGAGATTGAAGAAAAGTATTGTGAAATAGCGGTTAAGAGGTTGGCGCAAGGTGTGTTGGATTTTGCGTCATAACGCTGAATTAACGCGCCGACTGAAAGGAGGTCGCAGTTGAATGATTTGTTATGCCCTGATTGTGGCGGGGAGATGAAACACCGAGACGCACCCACAAGGCATGTGTTATTCAAAATGCCATTCACGGAGATATATCTTGAATTGTGGAACTGGGGACATCGTGAATTGTTTTGTTTGGAATGCACATTGGAAAAAGCCTCTGACAGGCAGAGGCAAATATACGATGCAGGAAAGAGAGATGGATACGAAAAAGGTTATGATGATGCGCATAGGGCATAACGATGTGGCATTTAGCAAGAGCGTTTTTCGCTTCTTTGCTGAAATGCTTGTTATAAAGCCGAATGGAAACTAAATGAATAGCCAAAATATATTATATAGCAAAGGTAAAAACGATGAATGCTATACGCCGATATACGGTGTAACGCCGTTGTTGGAATTTTTACCGACTGATAAAATTTATTGGTTACCATTCGATAGAAATGACAGTAATTTTTGCAAAGTGTTAGCAAACAACGGATATAATTTTATTAACACGCATATAGATTACGGACAAAATTATTATGAATATGAGCCGAAAGAGTGGGATATAATGATAAGCAACCCACCCTATACTAATAAAAGAAAAATTTTTGAAAGAGCTATAATGTTTAATAAACCATTCGGATTGCTTATGAGTAACACTTGGTTAAATGATTCCGCACCAAAACAGTTGTTTGCGGAAGTTGACTTGCAACTTTTAATGTTTGATAAACGGATAAAGTATGTTAACAACGGCGTGGAAGAAAACAAGATAACTTTTAGCAGTAGTTATTATTGCAGAGACCTATTGCCTAAACAAATAGTAATGAGGTCTTTATAACGACCGACATCAGCCGCTTGTCGGCTGGATGGAGTGGTTATCTGATTTTTTTAATGGTGTGCAGCGAGGGCATAAAGAGAGGAAGAATCTAATATTGGCAGAGCCTACAAGGGTGTTTTTATAAACCCGAAAGAAACAGCTATTTATGAGCGACCTGGCCACACCACTTTTAAAGGAAATAATAAATGGCAAAAAAACGGATAAAGACTATTGACGAACTAAAAACACTTCAAAAGAAACTACTTCCTTGTCCTTTTTGCGGATGCAAGATGGGTATATTTTTAGATGGGTTTGGCTTCACTTTAAAACACACAGAAGAAAGAAGCGGTAGCTGTTTCATTGCATACGATTCGTACAGTTCATACGGGTGCGCAGATTCGCTTGCTGACGATTGGAACCAGAGGTCTGATTTTTAGATAACAGAGCAATAAGTGGAAAATAGAATCAGGAGAAGGTTATGAAAAGACATTATTTTATTGCGGACTGGTTAGATATGGAAATTGATTTTTGTTCGTGGGTTCTCGGTATTTTTTGGCGCAGAAATTATTTACGGATTGAAATACTATTCTTATCTATCACCTTTTATTGGGATTAATGGAGAGAGAAATAAAAAACCAATTTGTCAAGTGCATATTTCCGAATAAAAATTATAAGGAGAAAATAAATAATGGCTGCCGAAGTAACCGCCGTGCATGACCGCGGCTTTGGAACAATCAAAAACAAAAACGGCCACTCCATGACCGTTAATGTTTTTGAGTTAAGTGTTTCCTTTAACCAGGGCAAACCCGAACCGGTAATATGTTTCTGCCACCCGCACTACAAAGAAAGCGTGGCTAAAAGTTTATCCCGACTTACCTGGATAAATCACCCGCCCGAAAAAGAAGAACGGCGTGGCAAATTATGCTGATTTTTTGCGACACAATAGGATAAACCAGAATTGATTGAGATAAATAAAATATACAATGAGAGTAATTGCGAGACAATCCGCCGGATGGGTGATAACTCTGTTAATTGCTTAATAACATCACCGCCTTATTGGGGATTAAGAGATTACGGAACTGAGGGGCAAATCGGCTTGGAGAAAACCGTTGAAGAATACATTGAGAAACTACTTAACATTTTCGATCTATTTATGCCAAAGCTAACCAACGACGGCACAATGTGGATAAATTTAGGTGATACTTACATAAGCAAAGGAAGGGCAAGCCGACGCAAAGGATATGCTGACCCAAAATATAAGAATGGAAGGAACGGAGAGCATATTGAACCGCACGCTTATCCACAAACATTTAAGCCGAAAAGTTTGGCGAACATACCGGCAATGTTTCAAATAGAGATGTGTAAACGTGGTTGGATATTGAGAAATGAAATTATTTGGAGAAAGCCAAACGCAATGCCACAAAGTGCGACTGATAGATTTACCGTTGATTTTGAGAAAGTATTCTTTTTTACGAAAAGCGAAAAATATTACTTTGAACAACAATTAGAACCTTATGATAAACCGTTGGATAGATGGGGCGGAAACAACCTTAAAGCCGATGGTGTGAGTATTTGGGATGAAGGCACAGGGCAAAAGAGTTATAGAAATAGGAATATGAGACCGAATGAGAACGGAAGAAATAAGCGTGCGGTTTGGGATATAAATACTGAGGCTTGCCCCGAAGCACACTTTGCAGTTTACCCGAAGGAGTTGGTTAGATACTGCATCCAAGCCGGTTGCCCCGTAGGTGGATTAGTTTACGATCCTTTTATGGGAAGCGGAACAACCGGGATAGTTGCATTAGAGTTGTCTCGCAATTACGTAGGAAGTGAATTAAACCCGGATTACATAACAATTTCAGATAAAAGAATAATGCCGTATAAAGACCAGTTCAAATTGTTCGATATAATAAAATAGAACCGTATTTATCCCCTAAATCAGCTGAATAACAAAGGGAGCAGGTGAAAATGGCACACGCAGTAACGGATCAGGATGTCAAACTAGATTTGCAGAAAGTGTATCCCCTCTTTTTTCAGCCCGGCGAAGTGGTGGAAATCCGCGCGCTTGGACTACGCGGTAAAAATCCCGCCTGGGATGGATTTGCCGGCGGTAAAGGCGGCATCGTTTCCGGTTATTTTAATGATCCGGAAAAATTCGCCGCCTCCGCCCTCGCCCTGGAAAAAGCAAAAGCCCGCGGCATTTATTTCACTGCCAACCCCTGCAAACCCGCGCTTTTATCGCGCGCGGCCAACCGCCTTATCTGCCCCCAGGAAGAAAACGCCACGCCGGATATGTATATGGCCTGCCTGCGCTGGTTTTTGATCGACCTGGACGCCAAACTGGAAGACGGAACAAAACGTCCTAAAGGCGTTTCCGCGACCGATGAAGAATTAAAGGTTTGCCAAGCCGCGACGGAAACTATCGCCAAATACCTGGAAGAAGAACAGGGCTTCGCCCGCGGCCTGCGCGCCTTTTCCGGCAACGGCTATCACCTGGTATATCGCCTGCCGGATCTGCCCAACGACGACGAACATAAAACAATGGTGCGCGACGCGCTCGCCGCTCTGGACGCTAAATTTTCCGATACGGTCGATATGGCCGTATTCAACCCCGGCCGCATCTGGAAATTCTACGGCACGACCGGGCGCAAAGGCGACTCCACCCCGGAACGACCGCATCGCCGCTCTTATATCTATACCGGCCAGCCGGAAAATCTGGCCGGTTTGCCGATCACCGAACTGGAAATATTTAAGAAGTTTGCCGCGCTGGCCCCTGCTGCAACCAGCGCTTCTTTAACAAGTGCGGGCGTCCATCCTCCAGCGCCCGCGCTCCCGCCTTCGCGCGGCGCTGTTAGTGTTAGAATGAAGCCCGGCGAGTTAGGCCCGATTGACATGGAAAAATATTTGACTAACTTCGGCATCGCCTATTCCGTCAAGGAAAAAAGCGATAAAGCCCACGGGGCGGCCACGCTCTATGTTTTAGATACCTGCCTTTTTAACCCGGATCACGGCAAAGGCGAAGCGGCAATCGTCGTCCCACGCCACGGCGCAATCAAATATCAATGCTTCCATGACTCATGCAAAGGCCGCGGCTGGAAAGACGCCCGCCGCATTATCTCCGGCGACCGCAACCTGGCCGAATTCTGCCACGGCTATGATCCTAACTGGCAACCACACCACACACGCGCCGGCACCGGTTTTCTGGATAGCCTCCCCGATCTCTATAACGACGCTCCGGCTCTGCATAACGGCGTAGGCGCTATCGTTTCCGTGCCCAAGCCACAAGACTTTGATCCGCGCGAATTCTACGAGAAAAAAGGCCGCCGCCCGGTATTCATTCCTGACCGCGTGGTAAAATACATAACCCATTACCTTCACCCCCTCTATTACACAGGAGAATTTTATCACTACGAAGACGGCGTATGGAAACAATATTCACAAAACACCATTGGGCAAATTATCAGCCAGGTTCTTAAACAAGAAGTGCAAGCCAACTGGATTGAAAACATAATCAAAATAGTAAAATATAGAGCAAACCGCGAAGCTCATGAATGGCCGAACTTCCCCGACCTAGTTAATGTCAAAAACGGCATGTATAATATCCAAACCGGCGAACTACTGCCGCATAGCCCCAAATACGGCAGCTTTCAACAACTGCCGGTAAATTATAACCCCGACGCCGGCTGGTCCGAAGCCTGGCAAAAATTCCTCAAAGACATATTTTATGACGATAAGGAATATTCCAAAATCGGCCTCTTGCAGCAGTATTTTGGCTATTGTCTGCTACGCGATACCCGCTATCAAAAAACATTATTTCTTTACGGCACCGGCGCCAACGGCAAATCAACCGTCCTCGATGTTTTAGAACACATGGTAGGATCAGAAAATACCGCCGCGCTTTCGCTCTCCGACCTGGCGCAGAAATTCCGGCCATCATTCCTGGAACATAAACTTGTCAACCTATCATCGGAAACATCACGCAACGATCCGGTGGAGTCTGATATGCTCAAGAAAGTTATCGACGGCTCTATCCTTACAACAGAAAAGAAATTCGCCCAGGCGTTTCAATTCCGCCCATACGCAAAATGGCTCGTCGCCATGAATGAAGCGGCCATTATCCCCGATAAATCCTACGCCCTGGAACGCCGCGTCCTGGCGCTCTATTTCAACCGCCGCTTCGAGCCGCATGAGATTATCGAACGCTACGCGCAAAAATATTTATTCCCGGAAATCGACGGTATATTTAATTGGGCCGTGGACGGCCTGCGCGCGCTTTTGGCAAACGGCGGCTTTAAGCTGGGCGCGAAGGTCATGGAAGATACGTCCAGCCTGATGGATTCGATCAACCCCTTCCGCTATTTTACCTCTGAATGTCTGGAAATCAGCGAAGCCGGCGACGACTGCTACGAGGAAACAACCGAGCTTTGGTATGCATACTCTGAGTGGTGCAAGCAGGGACACAACCGGCCGCTGGGCCGCAATAAATTTTTCGAGCAAGTTCTGGCGACGTTTATGAGGGTCCGAAAAGGCCGGGAAATAATAAAGGTGGAAGGTAAAGATAAATATTTATCCGTTTTTTACAACCTACGGCTTACCGAAGCGGGCAGAAATTACGCCTCACAGGGCCGCCGCCGCGCGGAGAAAGTGTTTGATGATAAAAAGTATTAACAGAAAAAAAGGTAGCAACATAAGGGCCGCGTCGAGATCGCGGCGCTAATGGCAAAATAAACGATAGAAAGGATAAAAAATCATGAATGATCAAAAAAAACCACCCGATCCAGTAAATCCCGACTCCGCCGAGGAAATGGGAAATTGCGCGCCCACCCGCCGCTAAAATTTTATGAAACTACAGGAGAAGAAAGGAGAAGAAAAAAGATGAACCAACAACCCGATAAAATAATCCTGCCTCCGGATTATCTGTCAATGTCCGCGCCCGATCTGGTAAAATTGAGCCTACGAATGCAGGCCAGGATCCGGCAGATCGACGACCAAATAAAAGACGCGGCCAGAAATAATCCCACTATGGCGCCCGGACGCTTTGGCTCCGCAGACTGGCACAGCCGCGCGCGCCGCGCCCAGGATTATTACCGGCGCGATATTGACCGCATCCACGAGCAACTGCACAATCTCGCCGCCACTGAGCGAAATAATGTTTCCGCGCGGCAAGCCACCGTCATCACCCGCGAAGCAAAAATTAATGCCGCTTTCCGGCGCCTGGCCCGCCAACGCCTCACCGAAACGCTCTACGAGGGCATCTTAAAAGAAGCTAAAGAAGAAGCGATATTAGCCGTGCAAGCAGAAGCGCAGGAGGCCGGACAATGAAAGAATACAGTAACCGCGGCAAAGAATGGTTATCTTTTTCCCGACTTGTCCTCCAACACATCGAAGAATACACCGTGCCGCAATACGGAGATAAGCCGGATGATCCGGTGCATGAATATGAAATCAAAGACTGTGTTCGCGCGATAAATAAATACGCCAACCGTCACGGCAAAGGCCAGCGCGGCAAAGCTGAAGAACTCCGCGACCTTTTAAAAATCGCTCATTACGCCTGTGTAGCACACACTAAACACCAGGAGGCAAACAATGACCGCGAACAACAATGAGGAACGCACCTGCTATGACTGCCATAATTTCCGCGTAAAAATCCCGCTGGCGAAACCGAAGAATAGCAAAGAAGGAAAAACCCAAACAGCCCGGAAGATACTTACACTGCAGCTAAATTACAACGCCGCAAAAGCATACTGCCGCCGCGGGCATCTGCTCAAGAACGCCGACGATGAAGACAGGATATTTAAAAACGTGCTGAAATCGACGGCAAAAACAAACTTGCTGGCTTATCAAGCCGCCCACAAATGCCCTGACTACGAACTGGATGAGTAACGTATGAGCCGACGAGCAAGAAGAAAATGCCGCGTAATCCTGTATCACCGCAACCGCGAACTGCGCTATTTGTGGCCAAACGAAAATGCCGCCAACGCCATTCGCGAACTGCGTAAACGCGGCCTGCCCTAAAAACCAAGCAGAACGCCATTAGCAGGGCTTTTTCGGAAAATAAACAGATGGTAAACAGATGAACAGACGATTATTGACATATAAAGGAAAAGGCAACCCGGTAAATATCCGAATTGCCTTGATTTTTGGTGAGCCCTGTCGGGATCGAACCGACAACCTACTGATTAAGAGATGAGTGCGTTACATTTTAATATATTGATTATATTAACAAATAAACTATTTTTCATCTGTTTATTTCAGACGGCATTATTGGCCGCGGCCTGTGGCCTAACAATAAAAGGGAGAGAAAAATAAAATAAAATAGGAGAAAAACAATCATGCAAAAAGGTCAGAATTATAACCGGCCGGGGCCGGGAAGTAAAATCAAAGTGCAGCCGATCAAAACGGCAAAGGACATCGAAACAATCAAAAAACTGCTCAAGGATAATCCGTTACATATGGCGATTTTTACCCTGGGGATAAACACAAATCTCCGCGCGTCCGATTTATTGAGTATCAAAGTCAGTCAAGTCCGCGGCCTGAAACCGATGGGCGAAATTGATATCACTGAGCGCAAAACTGGCAAAGCCCGGAAAATAAATCTCAATAAAAAATGTGTGGACGCGATCAACGAACTACTGGTTTCCCGGACATACCAGGACGACGATTATCTATTCACCGGCCAACGCGGCCGCCTAACCGTGCCCTATCTAAATAACTTAGTGAAAAAATGGTGCGCGGAAATCAATCTCAAAGGCAACTACGGCAGCCATACGCTGCGCAAAACATTCGGCCATATTCAGCATGTCAATTACGGCGTGCCGTTGCCGGAATTAATGGTTTGCTATAACCACGCGACGCAAAAACAGACGCTTGACTATCTGTGCATTCAGCCCGATGAAATTAGAAAAGTATATGCCAATGAAATCTAAAGTAAGCAGTCAAAAATCGCTAATTTGCCCCGAACGCAAGGACGCAAACAAGTCATTGATTTATTTTAGAAAGAAAAAGTCCGCAGAACGAAGAAATCACCGGGAAGCCGGTGAAACCGGCGATCCGGTGCATTGATTTTGTTATAATTTTTATTGGAGATGACTTATGCCGCTATTTACGAAAGTTATTTTTTTGTTTCTATCTGGTTCGTTCGTTTTAAAATTATTATGCGTCTTAATACTTCCGTATCCAAGGATGGATACCGAACGATGGCACGATATAATTGATTTAATAATCATGGCTCCATTTATCGCGTGGGCATTTTATTTATTATAACGAAAAGCTGAGCCGCTTGTCGGCTCTAGCGCCTTGTTGGGCGCCTTTGATAAAGAAAGTGAGGTAACATGCCACAAATAAAGTTTTCGCATAAATACCAAAAGATTTTAAACAGCCATAATGATGTTATTGAAACGGCTGTTCTTCTACAAGTTATTCCGGTAAATCTGGAAGACTTATCTAAAAATTTTCTTGATTACGATACCGACAACGGAACTTACGAGCTTCCGAAGCGCGGAAAATATTTAATGCTGATATTTTTAAAAGAGCATGAGGACTACACTACTGACCTTAACCTATTTACAACGCTGCGACGCTGGACACCGGAAAAATATTCTTATTATTCTGAAAACGTTGGCTTGGTGTTTCGGGTTATAGCGTAGCCCAACAGAGCAATAAGTGGAAAATAGAAGAACAAAGTTAATTATCTCAAAAGAAAACTAAAGGAGGACTAAACCATGAAGATTACCAAAGCACAAAGAAATACAAATACTTGATATTATTACATAAAGGTATGGAATAATTATTGGAATATTTTTCTTGATTTTTAACAAAACTTCCTATTTGGTTTTTTCATATTATGTTATCAAAGTGCCAAATTCTTCAGAGAGTTTAATGGCTTGAAAGGCGGGGTTGGCGGCCCCGCCGATGGGGTTATGGTTGTGTTTTTTTTGGCCTTCCGCCCTTCCGCCCATTTTCGGCGGATGATTTTGCTTTACGTTCTGATTTTTTCGACCCGCCCATGCGCCCCAGGGCGGAAGCCGGATTTTCCGCGACGCCGAGCATGGCATACATATTTTTAAGCCAGCGCTCCATCATCGGAGCCTCTTTTTGCGTGAGTGATACAACGCGGTATCCGAGCAATACCCATGATTCCGCGCTTACTACTCCACCATCGGGCAGCACGATCACCGGCAGGCCATACGATGATGCGGAGTGTTCGGTTGTTAATTCGCCTTTGATTTTTTTTACTTTTCCGCCGCTGAAAATATCCGTGTATTGCAAGATCATAAAATCCCCCTTAATCGTTGATTCCGTAATTTGCTTCACGCACCGCTTGATTAAATTCGCGGCGGTATTTAACGCTCGGATCATTACTGTAATGGCCGCAATCACCGTGGCACCACGTTTCACAATAAAAACAATAACCGGTTTCGATTTTCCGCTTAATGTCGGCGGCTTCTTCCGCTTCAAAATTGGCCCTGCCTTGCGCTTTACGCTGTTTAATTTCGGCACTTAATGCGATGATCCGGATCCACTCATCTTCGCTGATTATCCATGCTTGGTTAGAGCAGCCGTTAAACTGGCCGTCAGAGCGGCGATCCCCGACCACCTGGTTAATGGCCTCGCGCTCGACAACGATGCGTTCACTGCCCGCAAAACCAACCATACATATATCATGGAACCAATCTGAGTATTTTGCTTTTTCGTCTTCGCGGAGGCGTCGCGCCCAATGTAATTCGGCGTCGTACTGATCGGCAATTTCCGCCGTGCGAAAAGCCTCACCGGATTCAACGGCGGCATCAAAAACAGCCTTATCTGCATCACGTTTAGATTTTTCCTCCTCCTGCGCGTGGGCAATGCACGCCTCAATTTCGGGGATAAAAATCTTACCAAGGATTACGGAGCCAGCGGAGCAGAACAAAGCCGGGTCCTTTCCTGTTTTTTTGATGCTCGCAATCTGGTATGGCGCGAGATCGGTAATTTTTGTGTCTGAGCGGAATCTCTCTTTAAGTGATTTCTCTCCCCGGCCCCACGTTAAAAGGCTACCATCTCTTTCACTCCAAGCGCCTGACGGATATTCAATTCTATTTTTCATTTTGTCCTCCTGTTGTTTTGTTGATGTTAATATATCCAAAGCCGATGGGGTTACTGGTTTATTTTTTTAGGACGGCCACCCAGTTTCCCGTTCTCGCGGGAGGTTGCGGATTTGCGAGGGGATTTAATCGAGCCGAGGGCGGCAGCGGCTTTAGATTTTAACGCATCAGAGATGGGATTAAACTTAGTTGCGTTCAGTTTTGTTATATAATAATGAGTATTATTATAATCAAAATCATATGCAATCAACTCGATATTATTAAGGTACACTTCTTTAACAACACACTCCCCGCGCTTTATTGCATCTAAATATTCATTCATGATGTTTTCCTCCTTGATGTTTTGTTAAGCATAATATACATCCTAGCGTTAGGTTTGTCAAGCATTATTTTAATTATTTTTTATTAGTAATGTTATTAAGAGGTTAAGCGAAGTTAATGGAGAATATAACGCAAAGCTGAGCAGGAGCGCCGGTAGGCGCGATCGGCTCAAGCGCCATGTTGGGCGCTTTTATTGAGGGATTATGAAAACTTGTAACGCACCATACTATTGCAATTTTAAATCTCAATGTGGAACCTCTGTAAGTTGTTCTTATTCTGGTTATTGCGATTACCAGTGCCCCAGAGATTCAAGGGGGCAAAATAACGCAGAACCATATTGCTATTGTGGCGGTATGGCAAACACAAACGGTATGTGTTCGGTGTGTGGGCTGCGGAAATATTAATATGCCCAACAGAGCAATAAGTGGAAAATAGAAGAACAAAGTTAATTATCTCAAAAGAACATTCGGCCATGTCCAGCACGTCAATTACGGCGTGCCGTTGCCGGAATTAATGGTTTGCTATAACCACGCGACGCAAAAACAGACGCTTGACTATCTGTGCATTCAGCCGGATGAAATCAGGAAAGTTTATGCCAATGAAATCTAAAGACGGCAGGTATCAAGGCAAGGCCAAAGCCGAGATCGCGGTTCTAATGGCAAAATAAGCAGTCAAAAATCGCTAGGAGAATGATAAAATGGCAAAAACACCAATAAAATCTGCAGACGACACCGTGCAAATAATTATCCGTGGCGTGCCTAAAACCGTTCACAGCGAATTTAAGGCTGCCTGCGCGATGAGAAACACAACAATCCGTGCCCGGCTCATCGAATTGATGAAGGCCGACGCCTGGCAACAGCGTCACAATAAATAAACTTTAAGATCGCCATCCGGCCGATCCTGGGCCGGTGGCGATACCTTTTTGCCCTTCCCTCTGCACCCGTAACTCAATTTTAAAAATCTGTCTGAAAACGTGTCCGCTTATCGAAAAACGTGTCTTTCCCTGCACCCGCTACCCGCTTATATTTTGTTCATGAGTATTAAAAAGCAGCTTTTTTTATTATCCTGCAGGTTTTCTGCAGGTTTTATTTTCGCTTGTTTAATTAATAATATTAGTAATATAGCATGTTTTGCAGGTTTTTTAGGGTTTATTAAGCCCTATAATATATACATTTCCTTTTCATCGCGCGGGCGCGTGCGGTTTAGTCTAGTATAGATATAGAGTGAATAATAGATTCATTTAGAATAGGGGAAAACCTGAAAAACCTGCAGGAATGAATAAAATGACGATGGGGAGGCGAATTATTAAAAGTTTTTATTCACAAGGATCATCCCGGTTTTATATTTTCATAGCATTATTCACTTCCACAAACCAAACATTCAACGGTTTTTATTCGGATTTGCCGGGGGCGAGGGGCTTCTGTGGGAAAGTGTAATGATATTTGGTATTTAGCTTATTGAATAGTTTTTGAAGCGCCCGGCGCCAAAAAGAATAAAACGAGCCGGTGAAACTGATTAAATTATGATACTATTATGATGATTAGTTAATGAGATGAAGCGGCAGGATTAACAGCACCAGCGGGGAAAACAACGTAAGCCGTTAAGATTATTAAATATTCTTTATTTTTAAACTCTTTAACTTTTAGGTAGTAGTTAATGAGTTTAACAATCCAAAAACCGGAAACCCGGAGACCGGCATTTGTTGGTTAATAAGCGGCCACGGCTTCTAGTTTTCTACCACGGCCGCGCCGGCGCGGCCGCACACCACACAACCAATAACCCGAAAAACGAAAACCGGGAGACTTGGGACTCCCCCCCCCTTATATGGTATTAGGTATGGAAATTATTGAACTTTTCATCAACCATGCGCTTATCGGGTATTTATGGGGCGCGGGTATAGCCGTAATTTGCGTTTATTTTGCGTTTTAAGCCGTTATTTTTTCACCCACCCCGATAGTCGAATGGCCACCAGATGAAGAAAATGGAGCAAACGTAAGGCGCCAGACAGACAGAAAAAAAGCAAGGCCGGGAATGGCCGGATAAAAACCGGGCGCGCGCGTCGGTGTAAAAGTATAAAAACATACTCCAGCCCGCCGGGAAATACCCCCCCCCACGGATCGGCAACCCGGAAAATAAAAAATATTTTTTAGAGTTGCCGATAGGCCAGGAACAAACCGCGTTTTTTGAAGCTGCGTTTTTATCCCCGGCAATTAAGCGCCGGATCGGCAACCAGAAAAAATAAAAAAATGTTTTTAGAGTTGCCGATACGAATAATCGCCGGAAAAAAAATCAAAATATTTTTAAAAATCAGCAAAGAAATAAATCTTGTCAAGTTTTTTTTTCACGCGCCGCGGACAAATACGGACAAATACGGACAAATACGGACAGTTTTGAAAAGTAGTTTTCACCCCCGCCGCTAAAATTCCAAAACCGATGTTATATTATTCCCGCGTGATGTTTTCTCCTTTGACGCGGACGCGGTGTCGTTGCCCCTGACCAAGCACGCACCGCGCCCAACTTAAAAAAAATAAAGGGAAAAAATGGCGGGAAATAAAATCACCAGACTAAAACTTGAAGCGACAATCGAGGAACTGATCGTAAACGGCATTACCACGTCCGTGGGCATCTCCGCGGCCCTCAAGGAAAAGGGGTATAATGTATCTCAGCCAACCGTGTCGCGTTATCTCCACACCGTCCAACAAGCGCGCCAGGAAGAAGCGCAACAGATCGTCAACCGCCATGTTCAGGAAAAACTGCCCAGCGACCTTACCGCGCTGGAAACAATGGAAAAACAATGCCTCGATTGGGCCGGCGAAAACAACGACGTTTTCGCTCATCGCCTGGCCGAACGCCACATCGTAGAAGCCGCCCCCGCCTGGGCAGAGCAAATCATCCGCCTGGCCGGCGGTGAACCTAAAGAAAAGATTTTGGCACTCAAGGCAATCACAACACAATGCCTTTCGTGGATTGCCGACGATCTGGAAATGCAGAAAGCGCGGCTCGCCGCCATGCGCCAAGCTGCAAATATCATTGAAATGAAAGTGAAGTTTGCTCTCGGAAATAAAGACGAGGGCAGCATCTTTATTGTGGACAGAAGCCGCGGCGACCAGTTGGTGCAAAACGAGCAGACCGGAGGCTTGATGGTAATTCCCGGAGGTCAAGAATAATGCCACAGAATATTATTTTTGATCTGTCACCCACGCAAAGCGCCTTTGTGCAATCCACCGCGCACATAAATCACCTGACCGGCCCAATGGGCGAAGGTAAAACCTACTGCGCGATCGCGCGCATGATCCGCCACGCCCAACGCTGTCAATTAAAACCACTACACGCGGCAATTATCCGCGACACGCACGAAAACATCAAAACATCAACAGTGCGTTCAATCATCGAAGTGCTGGGCGACCGCGCTGTTTTTAAAAACGATTACAAAAAATTATTTATCCGCGCCGAATACCCGGTGGAATGTGACCTATTTGGCATTGACGACCAAGCGTCGATTTCTAAATTACAAGGCCCTTCATACGGCACTATTTGGTTGGAAGAACCCGCGCCGATATACGAAAAAGCCAACGCCGGGCTGCCTTACGAAGTTTTTGAAATGGCTATCTCCCGCGCCGGTCGCCAGCCCGGATCAATTCTGAACGTGCAAATCACACAGAACCCAGCGGACGAAGAACATTGGACTACGGAACTAATCGACGCTCCAGAAGAATACATGGTTGCCGAAGACGGCACGGTAATTACTAAACAAACTTTTCACATCCGCAAAGGTGAAAACAAATATCTTACGTCATTGCAACGAGCCGCTAATCAAGCAGCGTTTCAAAACAATCCCGCTAAATGGGCACGTTACGTCGAGGGATCTATCGCCACCGTGAGTAAAGGAATCGTCGTTGTGCCCAATTACGGCGAGCATTTTCATTATTCACAAACTATACTGCCATTTTATCCCAATCTACCCGCGGTGCGCATGTGGGATGGTTATCAACACCCCTCGTGTGTAATCACACAATATAACCCTCACGGTCAGCTTATCGCCCATGACTGCATTTATTATCCGGGCTACGGAGTCAAAGAGCTTATCCAGGACAAACTAAAGCCGCTTTTGAATTCGCCGAAATACCGCGGCAAAAATACAACCTGGCGCGACATCGGCGATCCGTCCATGCGCACGCCCGACCAAAGCACGGTCAACATGAGCGCGGCTAAAACGCTCGAAGCCATGCTGGCCACACGCTTTGAACCAGGCCCGACACGCTGGGACAATCGCATTCAACCGCTCAATCACGCGCTGGGCAAAACCATTTCCGGCGGCCGGCCGCTGATTTATATTTCCGCTTCCGCCTATCCTCTGCACAAAGCGCTAAAAGGCGGCTGGCACTATAAAAAAGACAACTCCGGCAATCGTATCGGCACCGAAGCGGTAAAGAACGACTCCGACCATACCGGCAACGCATTTGCCTATGGAATAGCGATATTACACCCATACTCCGTGCGCGAGGAATTTCAGAAAAACAAGGAAAAGGCCGACCGCATAACCCGGATGCGCCGCGCCGCGTCCTACGGGCCAGGAACAACCGGCATTTACGCGCCCCGCGGCGCTAACGTGCGCATTATGCAATAGGAGAACAATGAGTAGAAATAAAATCAAAATAAAAAAATCGCGCGCCAATCCCAAAGAAAAATACTGGCCAATGCGCATCGGCGGTCCGTATTCAGGCCAGGACAACGACGCCACGGAAATTTATAAATGCACCCATTGCGGCGCGGAAACTGAACCGGCAAACGGCTGGAACGGCGCGCCGGATAAGCATCGTTGTCATCCCCGATGCCCCTGCGCGATGAGCGACTGGACGCCAGGGCGCGGTTTTTCACCGCAGGGCCGGAAAAATTTTGACCGCATTTTCCCTAACGCTCCGGGAGCCGGCTTATGAACTTAAAAAAACAGATGCTCGATATGAAACGCCAAATTGAACAGCGCGAAAACGCCGCGGCTAAAAACGTCGGAAATATCGACGAGCAGGAAATGGCTGAACGCGAAGCCGCCGCGCGCGCGTATGCGGGCGAAAACGAAAAACACTTCGCCGCTTATCTCCAGGATTGCGTCAACCAATCCGTGCGCGCGAACACGGAAATCCGTAAAACCCAGGCACATTGTTATCGTGTTTATCTGGAAAACGAGCCGGTCAATTACGCCCGCAAAGATTACTGGCAATCCCGCATCGTGGTGCCCAAACCGTTCGGAACGGTGCAGTATGGTGCGTCGGCAATCAAACGCGCCTTTTCGCCGAATTTTTTAACCATCCATGATGCTAAAAGTAAAATCGCGGAAAAATTCTGGCAAAAAATTCTTGATACGCAGCTAAACGCCATGCACGCGAAATTCGTGCAGCGTTTTGTGGACGCCACCACAATGGCACTGGCAGTAGGCATTTCCCAAGAAGTAATACCTCGTTGGATACCCGGCGCCGGTTTACAGTTTTCCCTGGTGGAACCGTGGAAGATACACCGCGATCCCGACGCCGCATCGCGCGACGCACAATCCGGTCTCTACTGGATACATCAGGAATGGCTGGACTGGCATGTGCTTTTAGCCGCTGAAAAAGCCGGTAAGTATCAAAACGTCCGCCGCGTTTACGCGCAGGAAACGGAAGACACTAATAATCCATGGATGACGCAGGAAGCAATCGCCGCGCGCAAAGGGATGATATGGGAACGCTCAAACTACCGTCCAATGATTCTTACTTCGGAATTTTGGGGCACAGTGCTTTCGCCTAAAGGCGAAATGCTTCTGCCTAACGCGCGTTTCACTACCGCCGCCGGCCGCGTGATCGAACCGCCCACCACCACGCCTTATAAAAAACTGCGCTGGCCGGGCATGGCTTTTTCGCCCCTGCCGGATCTACTGAAATTCAACGGCCGCGGCTTGCTTGAAGGCATCCTGACCTTGTGGGAGGCAATGTGCAATCTTATGTGTCTGCACCAAGACGCGCTGCAATGGCAAGTAAATCCCATGACCGAAATCAACGTGGACGCGCTGGTCGATCCCGCGGACACGGAAAGCTGGCCGGGCAAGGAATACCTGGTTAAAGACACAGTATCCGGTCAACAAGCGGTGCGGGAAGTGCGCCGCGTTTCCAAGACTAACGAAATCCTGGCCAATATGCAATATCACGATCAGAATTATCAGCGCGGCTCTTTCGTCAGCGACGCGGTGCAGGGATTGCCTGGCTACCGCAAAGACATGACCTACCGTGAAGCCGCCATGAACCTGGATCAAGCCCTGGGCGTTTATTCGTTGATGGGCGAAAATATCGAAGCAGGCGCGATTGATATTGTCAGCGCCGGGTGCGAATTCATTCGCCTATATGCCACATGGCAAGACCTGACGGATATTTTCACGCGCGAAGAATTAGACGAGTTCGGCATTCATCCGGCGCAGGAAAGCGAACCGGCATCACCCGCCGGCATAGCCGGCATCCCGGAAATTTCCGGCACTTTCCATATTTCCGGCATCCAGGCCCTGATGAAAGAAAACGAAGCGCTGACCAACCTGAAAAGCGTCGTTATTCCCCTATCTCAATCGCCGCGCTACGCGCCCTATGTTCGTCCTTCCAGTGTGCTGAAATCACTGGAAATTCGCACGAACCTTATAGATGAAAAGTTATTTGTGTCCGAAGAAGAAGCCATGATGATCGAAGCCGGCGAGTTTGAACAAATGGCCGCTCTGAAAAAAGCCCAAGCCATCGCCGCCGCACAACAACGCGAAAAAAACGCACCGCCCGCGGGCACGGCACCGCCACAAAACGCCGCGCCAACACAAGGAGAGGAGATAACCGCATGAACCCCGGCGCCGCCACCGACATCATTACCAATCAGCCGAAAGAACTGATTGAAAAGCAAAAAGACCAAGACACCCGCGCGAAAGAAGAAGCGCTTTTGCGCGAGAAAGCGCAATTTATCGGCCTGACCAGCTCACAAGCCGGGCAGGAATTAATCAAGTTGGTGCAGGGACACCTGCAACGGCGTATCGACGAATTAATGGCTGACGATCCCAAAGCGCAAGCTCTTATTTCGCTGCTGACGGACATGGGAGTTAAAGAAGCAGCCGCCGTCAAAGCATTAAAACGCCTCGCCGCGCTTAAATTGCGGCCTAGCAGTGAGGAGTAAAGAACGCTTCCTCTCATCAGGGAAGACAGCCGCAGGCAAAACCCTCGGACGGCGCAATCCCCGCCCGCCGGTCACGCCGCGGCGCACATAGCCAATTAGCGCCACTACGACGCTAATAATAAACCCGGCCTCGGCACTAACCGAACACACCGACGCGCGGCCTCGCCCCTGGCGAACACACCGACGCGCGGCCTCGGAACCAACGAACACACCGGGAAATAAGGAGAGTAAAATATGACGGAAAAAGCGACAGCAGGACAAGCAGCAGAGAACACACCTAATCTGGACGTGATTATGCGGGATGGTCTGGAACAGTTTGACGTAATACCGCCAAACAATCCGCAGGACGAACCCGGAAGCAATGACACCCCTTTAGGCCTCTCTGAACCTTCTTCCTCGCCAGGAGCTCCCCCCGTCGCACCAGAGGCTCCCCCCGCGCCAAATAACGCGGCAGCACCACCCAAGACCGGCCAAACAATAGAACAGCGCTACAAGGCGCTTGAGGCCGCCTTTACCACGAAGTCGCAAAAACTGGCCGAATTGGAAGCCAAAATAAACGCCGAGCGCGAAAAACACGAACGCGCCGAAGCCCAAAACCTCGCGGCAGCAGAATTTGAAACCTTTGCCGTCGAGCGCCGCGCCACACTCCTTAACGAGATAGACGCACTTGATCCCGACGCGGAAGATTACCGCGTCCAGGTCGCCAAGTTACAGGCCAAATGCGACCGGGATATATTGATGGCCAGCCAAAAAATCATTACCACGCCCCCCGCGACACCCGCGAGCCAACCCGCCGCCGCGACGGCGGCCGAACCCACACGCGAAGAAATAATCTCTTATATCCGCGAAAAAATCACCAGCCCGGAAAACGGACTATCCGCGGACGATAAATATTTCTGGATGATGTGCGCCCAGGCCCCCGCCAAAGACCAGAACGGAAAAGAGCTCACCTACGACGAGCAAATCGCCTGGGCCGTGGCACAAACCAAACAATATCACGCTCAGATTATGCCTAACCCCCCCGGCGCGCCGCCCGCGCCAGATCCGGCGCAAATCGCCGCTCAGGTCAACGCATTACAGCCCTTGAGCCGCGGCGGAGCACCACCCGCGCCGAATAACCAACCCACGGAAAGAGATAAACCCATGTCGCTTTCCGAGGCTATCGAGGAGGCGAACAATCTGCGGCGATTATAACCACAGAAAGCGAGGACTCTAAATTATGGGAAGAACATACTCCTGGACGTATGATGCCGCATCCGGCACATACAAAAGTCACGCGATGTCAGCAGATTTACTGAAGCTGGCCGCGCTCAAATTCAAAATCGTGCCTTTTACCAAAAAGGTAAACAGCTTCGGCAGAGGCATGGGCGAAACCATAACCCTGCCCTATTACAAGCCGGTTGATGAACCGACTTCAGCGCAGCTTGAAGAAGAAACCCGCATCCCCATAGATCAGCTCCAGATGGGCACCTACACCATCACGATCAAAGAATGGGGCCGCGGCGTGGAATTTACATCACTGGCCAAAGACCTTTCCGCGCTCGATCCGGAAACCGGCGCGCAGAAAGTGCTCCGCGATCAGATGATGCTGTGCATGGACACTGCCGCCGCCAAAGCCTTCACCGGGTCAAACGCGAAAGTGGCCTTTATTCCCACATCGCTTACCGGCGGCGTATTCGACACGGACGGCACACCTTCCACCACCGCTCTGGTTAATCTGACGAAAGACCACATGGGCGTCCTGCGCGATTATATGGCCAACGTGTTGCACACGCCGTTTTACGAAGGTGAATGGTATATCGGCCTTTTCGCGACAAAAGCCCTGCGCGGGTTGAAAAACGACCGCGTGCTCATGTCTTTCGACAAATACCTGCGCAAAGGCGATATCCTGTATCGCAATGAAGTGGGCATGATCGAAAGCATCCGCACCGTGGAAATCAACCACGAAAACGCGCTTTCCGACTCCATCGGCTCTGGCAATGTCCTGGGCGAAGGCGTCGTATTCGGCGAAGACGCCGTGGGCCGTATCGAAGTGGAATATCCGCACTTGCGCGCGGATATGAACTACAAATCCGATTTCGGCCGCAGAAAAGCTGTGGCCTGGTATGGCTCCGTCGCCTACGACGTGTTGTTTCAGAGCGCGGACGACAGAGAATGCCGCATCGTCAAAATCGGCAGCGCGTAATAACGCACCTAATGCGTAATTAACCGCCGCCGGCCGGAAGACCGGCGGCTCAACAAAAACATTATCCAAGAGAGGAGATTATCCTATGTTACAGCAAGGCATTATGGCGCTTCCCTACGACGCCTATATCGATTACGACGACACGCTGGGCGTGGATCTCGACCAATCCCCGGCGGACGTCGGCTTTTTCAAAATACCGATGAAATGCGAAATCATTGAAGTGGGCGGAATTGTGACCGAAACCTGCGCCGGCGGCTCAACAACCCCGGAAATGTCATTTGACAAGCGCCCCACCGCCGGCAGCGACAACAACCGCGCCGAAATAGGGCTGCTTAAGCTGCTGACCACCGCCGCCGGCAAGGTCATGTATGACAAGGCGCCCCGCGGCACGATCCTTTATCCCGGCCAGGAAATAGTCTGCAAAGTAAAAACGCAGGCGACCGGCACAAGCGCCGCCGGCCACGCCCGGCCGTATATACTGGTGAAGCCTTTGGACGAAACCAAAGCAAACCTGGCCAACATGGTGGAAACGACCTAACCCGCCCGCGGGTAAAAAATTAAACCGGACGGCGCGGGCTTAATCCCCCCGCGCCACAAATAAAATGAACTTTAACGAAAGGAGGCCAATATGGCCGCAATAGCTTCAACCAACGTGGCGGTAGCAGTAACCCCCGCGAACAGAAATATGGCCGGCTCCGGCGCGTATAAAGATTTTACGCTGGCGCAGATCACTTTCGGCAACGGAACGCTGACCTATCCCACCGGCGGCGTGCCGCTGCCGGACAAAAGCGCTTTTGGCCTGCATAAGGGCATTGACTTCGCCCTGATCGCGCAGCCGCCCGCGAACGGCTTTGTTTATAAATACGACAAAGACAACCACAAAATCAAAATCTTTACCCAGGGAGTTGTAACCGGCGCGTCCGCCGCCGCCGTCAACGAAAACGGCGCACTGGTGAAAAACTCCGGCGGCGTCGAAGCCGCCGCGCCGCGCCTGCCGAAAACTGCCCCGGACACAACCTATGATCTTGGCCCGATGATCGAATTGCCCGACTCTATCGCGCCCGCGGAAGTAACGCTGCAAATGCTTGTAGTGGGTGAATAACCGGTAAATAGCGCGCCGCGCGCGGCGCGCTATTTATACATAAAAAAAACAAAAAGGAGATTTGTTTTATGCAGAAAATTCTTGTGAAACAACCAACCGGCGCTACCAAGCAGTTGATTGTGCACCGCACGTATCAGGATATTTCCGGCAAGCAGATATTTTTGCACGCCGATGGCAGTTACGGATACAAAGACGGCGCGCCGGTGCGCGAAGCCAGCGAACTCAATATCCTGCCCGAAGCGCACCGTCAGATCGCGATGAACTGGTGGCAACGGATCGGCGAAAAGAAATCCCGCGCTTATTACCGTCAGATCGACGAGATGAATAAACGCCGCGCCGGAGATTATCAGGAAGCTCTCGCCGCCCAGGATAACAACACGATACTGGACAGTATGCTCTATGGCCGAAAATCTTCGCTTGCTACCGGCAAAAAGGGCGCCGTATCCGCCCCGAAATCCTGGATGGAATGGGGTTTCAAGAAACGGCCGGAATGGTGGGGACAGGCTAAAGAAATTAATTTCCCTGATGCCACTTATGTCATGCAACCCAACGCACCTGCTCCTGAAGATGCAGATCCGGAAAGCCCGGATGGAAAAGCAACACCGCCGGCAGTGGAAGAATAAAAACATGCAGGCCGCGGCGGGGTAATAGACGAGACGAACATATTGTGGTTTGCCCTAGTCAGCCCGCCGCCGCCGCGCCAATACAAAGGAAAAAAACATGGGTGATGAGCGTATAAAATATAATGAAGAGATGGTAGGCGCGGGCCACCCCACAAAGCCCGACACGCTCAATCGTTTTATGCTTGTCGAACACGAATATACCGGCAAGCATAAAGGCGGTTTTTTTCTGATGCAGGTTACCGCCACGCATATCCAGTGGAAACATCTTTATGACAAAGAATGGCAAAACATTATCGCCTTATCCGAACTGACCGGCCCGCAGGGCGATCCCGGCAATGAAGTATCGATACAAAACTCCGGCACATATATCCAATGGAAACTAGGCGATGGCGAATGGCAGAATTTAATCGCCCTGGCTGATCTTGTCGGCCCGCAGGGC